GAGGAGATCGCGGCGGTCTTCGGCGTGCCGGTGTCGATGCTGAAGGCGAACGACCCGAACCTCGCATCGGCCCAGACCGGATTCGCTCAGTGGCGAGAGGGCACGATCCTCCCGCTCTGCCGCATGGATGAGGAGGAACTGAATCAGTCGCTGCTCCCGATGTTCGGGCTTGAGGACACGCACTGCCTCGCGTACGACAACCCGGTGCCATCGGACAAGGCGTACGAGCTCCAGGAGCGGCAGACGGCCGTCGCGGGCGGTTGGCGGACGCCGAATGAGGCACGGGTCGAAGAGGGACGCGAGCCGATTTCGGATGAGTTCGCGAACCGTCTTCTCGTTGGTGGGCAGCCGATCGGCGGTCAAGTCGGCTCGGTTGGCTTTGGTATCGGCGGCGGGCTCTTCGATTCTCCCGAACCGGAGACGCCGAGCACGCCGACCCAGCCTGTCGAAACGCCGACGGCTGCCCCACTTGCGGCCCTCAATGGTGCTCAGATTCAGTCGGTCGTTACCGTTCTTGATGGCGTCGCTGGCGGGAACATCACTCCGATCGCAGCGATCGAACTCATCGTCGCGACAGGACTTGGCCGAACTGAGGCCGAGCGTATGGTCAACAGCCAGGAAGACGCAAAGCCTGCGGCGGCAGTCGAAGCCGAGATTCAGACCGACGACACGCCAGCGAAGGCAGCGATCAAACTTCTCGCGTTCTACGGCTCTGGTCGCATTTCAGAATATGCGACGATCAAGCTCATGCAGTCGGCCGGGTTTGCTCGAAAGTCTGCCGAGCGAATGATCGCCGCACAACCTGCGGCGAAGCGGGACAAGATTCACCGCATGCCCGACGAGCCATTCGATGATTGCGTGGAGCGTGGGATCGAGGTCGTGATGGCCGAGGGCTACGACCGCGAGCAGGCCGTCGCGATGGCCTACTCGATGTGCGAGGGCTCGAAGGCGGCCGGCGAAGACAAGGCGATCGCCGATGTCGATCTCGAGCCGACGGAGGAGATGGCGGCTCTTGCCGAGCGTGGGCTGAAGCTCCGCGAGGAGTACGGTCGCGGCGGCACCGAGGTCGGCGTCGCTCGTGCTCGCGACATCAAGAACCGGGCGAACCTCTCGCCAGAGACGGTCGGCCGGATGGCGAACTTCTTCGGTCGGCATCGGGTCGACCTCGATGCGCCGGCGGCGGACCCTGGCCATGAGGACTATCCGTCCGCCGGCGTCATCGCTTGGCTCCTCTGGGGCGGCGATCCGGCCGATCCCGACGGTGCTGGTGCCGCGTGGGCCGAGCGGAAGATGGACGAGCTCGAGCGAGCCGAAGAGAAGGGCGAGGCCGAACCCGAGGAGAAGGCGTGCGGCTGCTGCGATCCGGTCACGAAGGCCGCGAAGGTCTACGAGTGGCCGGAAGAGGTCAAGTGGTACCGGCTCGCGATCGAAGGGCTCGAGGACGACTACGAGCGGCTGCGGCCGAAGGCGGCCGAGGATGAGCCGACCGCAGACGAGGACATCCGAGAGGGCGAGAAGCGGACGCCGGCGATGGCGATCCGGTCGATCGTCGAGGACGGTCTCCAGCAGGTCCAGAAGCGGCTCGTGCAGGCTCTGGAGTCCGGCGAGATCGCTCCGGTGCCGCAGAAGGCCGACGGCCGTCGCGACGCTCTCCGGAAGATCCTGGCCGATCTGGCGGGCGTCAAGGGCAAGATGCTCGACGATCTGCTCGCGGCGTTCGAGCAGGCGGCTCGGGGCGGCGGCTCGGTCGGTGCCTCTCGGGTCAACGAGATCCTTGCCGGAGTCGGAGCCGGTCGGATCTCGACGCCGGATCTATCCGCGAAGCTCGTCGAGGCTCTGAACAAGCGAGCGACGCTCATCGCTCGGAGCGTCATCGATGAGACGGTGCGGGCGTTCGATTCCGGTCTCGGCCAGACTTTCTCGATCGAGAAAGAGGTCGATCGGCTGCGATCGGCGTACGGCTACAGCAAGGATCGGGCGACCGTGATCGCGAGGACCGAATCCGCGAACGCCTATCACGAAGGACAGATCGACGCCTGGAAGGAGTCCGGCGTGGTTCGCGAGAAGCACTTCCTCAAGGCGGCCGGAGCCTGCGAGTTCTGCGAGGCGGTCGATCGGAAGTTCGGTCGCGGAGCCGAGGCTCTGCCGATCGATGCTCCGATGGTCCGTGCTGGTCAGGTCATCAAGGGCACCGGCGGCGGATCGTTCAAGGTCGGCCTCAGTTCCAAGGGCATCGTGCATCCGAACTGCCGGTGCGACTTCATTCCCGTTCTGGAAGACTTCGGATGATCCGCAAGACGCTCAGTGCAAATATCGAGAAGGCCGCCGGCGTCAAGGTCGAGGCGACGATCACGACCGAGACGATCGACCGTGACGGCGAGGTGCTCATCTCGCAAGGCATGGACGCTACCGAGTACGAGCTGAACCCGGTCGTCTTCTACAACCACGACTACGCTCAGCCGATCGGACGCATCTCCGAGATCCGTCGCGGCAAGGGCAAGATCGACGCCACGATCGAGTTCGCTCAGCGACCGGACGGCTTCGAGGGCTCGTACTTCCCGGAGTTCGTCGAAAGCCTCGTGGATCAGGGCATCGTCAAGGGCATCTCGGTCGGCTTCGTTCCGATTGCCGGCGGCGTCCGCAAGGCGTCGCAGAAGGATCGCGAAGACTACGGCGACAGCGTGCGGCAGGTCTACTCCAAGTGGAAGCTGCTCGAGGTCTCCGTCGCTCCCCTGCCGGCGAACGCGACCGCACTCGTATCGGCTGTCCGGAAGGGACTCGTCGATAAGGATGACGCCGTGCGATGGCTTGACTTTGACGCGAATCGCCGCGTGATCGAGATCAGCGTGCCGACGCGAGGGCGTCTTTCGACTATCTGACTTGCAACGCGACATAGTCGCGATCCGGGCGGATGGCCGCTAGGGCCGAGCCGATGGGTCAATGACACGAGCGCGAATCGTTCCGTCTCATTCACTCAACGCAAAGGAACTAGCGATGCGAATCGTTACCCTCGATCAGGTCCAGAAGGATCTGCAGAACCTCGCCGACCAGGTCGGTGAGAAGGGCTTCGTGAACGCGAAGGCTCTGTACATGGAGAAGGTCGCGGTCGTCGACGAGGAAGGCACTCCTCTCACGGCCGACGAGATCGAAGTCGTCCTCATGCCGAAGCCTGCCGACAACCAGCAAGACATGATGGAAGAAGACGAAGAGGAGAAGGCCGCCGAAGTCGCCGAGGTCGCCGCTCCGGCTCCCAAGGCTGCTCCTGCTTCTCGCCGGAAGGCTGCGTCGGTTGCCGCTCGCATGTCCGCTCCGGCGATCGCTCGTCCGAAGGTCTGGGGCTCGCTCAAGAACTTCAAGAGCGACGACCGCGGCGACGCCGTGGACAAGGCTCTCCGGTTCGGTCACTGGCTCCTCGCCTCCCGTGGCAACCGTAAGAGCCTCGCGTTCTGCGATCGTCACGGCATCGAGGTCAAGGCTCACACCGAGGGTGTGAACTCGGCCGGCGGCTTCCTCGTTCCCGATGAGTTCGAGACCGAGCTGATCTCGCTTCGCGAGCAGTACGGTGTCTTCCGTCGCGAGGCTCGCGTCCGTCCGATGTCGAGCGATACCCTCCGCGTTCCGCGTCGTTCGGCGACTCTCTCGGCGAGCTTCGTCGGTGAGGCGACCGCCGGCACCGAGTCGACTCAGACCTTCGAGTCGGTCCTGCTCGTCGCAAAGAAGGCGATGGTCCTGACCACCGTCTCGAACGAGCTGAACGAGGACGCTTTCGTCAACCTGGCCGACGATGTCGCAGGCGAGATCGCCTACGCCTTCGCCAAGAAGGAAGACGAGTGCGGATTCACCGGTACCGGAACCTCGACCTACGGCGGCATTCAAGGCGTCGTGGACATCATCGAGAACGGCACGACCGCCGTGCAGTACTACGACTCGGCTCTGTCCTCGAGCTTCGCCGATCTGTCGCTTGACAACATCGGTGCGTTCATGGGCCTCCTGCCGGCGTACGCTGACACTCCGAACGCGAAGTTCTACATGCACAAGGCCGTGTGGCATGGTGCGTTCGAGGCGGCTCTCACCTCGGCCGGCGGAACTTCGGCTCGCGAGATCAAGGACGGCTATGCCGGTCAGCCGACGCTCTTCGGCTACCCGGTCGTCTTCACTCAGGTGATGCGGTCCTCGTACACTGCCGACAAGATCGTCGCCCTCTTCGGCGATCTCACCCTCGCCGCGTCGTTCGGCGACCGTCGTCAGACCACGATCCAGATCAGCGATTCGGCTCTGAACGCTTTCGAGCAGGACGAGCTCGCGATCCGTGGCACCGAGCGGTTCGACATCAACGTTCACGACGCCGGCGACAGCTCGACCACCGGTCCGATCGTCGGTCTCCTCGCCTGATCTCCTCAATGACTCCGGGGAGGTCCGGTTCGCCGGGCCTCCCCTGAAGGGAACCAGCCATGCAGAACCTCGCCGCTACCAAGGCCGCGATCCTTGTGTCGCCTCAAAGCGATACCAATCCGACCGAATCGTACGTCGACACGCTCGGCTTCGACTCGGCTCTCGTCCTCATCTCTCTCGGTGCCACTGGTGCCTCGGGCATCTCGGCTCTCAAGCTTCAGGAGAGCGACGCCTCCGGCTCCGGCTACACCGACATCGTCGACTTCGACGGCGATGCTACCTACACCGACATCGAAGGCAGCACGCTTGCTCTTCCCGCTGCTGGCAACGATGACGAAGTGTGGGCCGTCCACCTCGACCTTCGAGGTCGGAAGCGTTACCTGAAGTGCGTCGTCGACTCGGCTACTAACGCTTCGGTCCTCGGCGTGACCGCCGTCCTCGGACGTGCGGGCGAGTCGATCGCGACCAACGCCGGACACACCAACAGCACCGTCGGCGGTGCCGGTGTCTTCGTCGAGATCTGATCTCTTTCTCCTTTCTGAGGGCGGGCGGGGGCTTCGGCTCCCGTCCGCCCGAAGGCTACAGAAGGGAACCGCATGGCGGTCGATACCTACGCTCTCACGACGCTATCGAATCTCAAGAACTGGATCGGCATCACGTCCGTCGATGATGACGTCCTGCTCGAGGATGCGATCGACCGAGCGACCGCCATCATCGAAAGCCACTGCGACCGAAAGCTGAAGTCTCGCACGTTCTACGAGTGGGCGATGCCGGGCGGCGAGCGTACCTTCACGGTCGACAATTCGCCGATCATCTCGATCGACACGATTTCCTACGGATCGGCGATCTCGATGACGGTGACGAGCGACACGGCATCGACCGACGTCCTCGCGACCGTCGAGAACAACGGCACGAACCTCCGACTCCGAAAGGTCGCGAGCGACGGTACGAGCACGACGGCCACGATCGCACTTGCCGATTATCTCACGACGTCGGCACTCGTGACCTACATCAACGCGAGCGTGTCCGGCTGGTCGGCGACTCTGACCGAGAATGCCTACAGCCTCAGCCTCTATCGGTTCGGCGGTCGAGGCGTGATCGACGCTCCGTGCAACTTCGAGTACCCGCGAGACAACGTTTCCGAGTACCGAGTCGACTACGACACCGGACTCGTTCACATCATCGCGGATCGCTTTCCAGGCATCCGATCGGACGACGCCTCGGCGAATCGCTTCCCGTCCGGCTTCTTCCCGGTCTTCGTGCAATACACGGCAGGCTTCGAGACGGTGCCGGCGGATCTCGAGCAGGCGTGCATCGAGATCGCCGCCGACCTCTATCGCGAGCGGAAGCAGGACAAGACGATCACGAGCGAGAGCCTCGGCGACTACAACTACACGCAGGCCGGCGTCGCGGAGCTGCTCGAAGGCCGGATGGGCAAGCTGGCAGGCTATCGGGAGATTCGATGACGGTTGCCTCGCTGGTCTCTCGCTTCGGCCAGACGGTCTCGATCCGTCGGAAGGCGACCGACACGCTCGACTCGAGCGGCGGCCGTGTCGAGGCGTGGAGCACCGTCGAGACGATCACCGGATATGTCCAGGTCCGGGCGAACTCCGACGCCGTGGCAGGCGGTGCCGAGCGATCTACGCAGGTCGCGACGATCTACTTCGAGGGCCGTCCTACGGTTCGCGTTCGCGACCGCATCACCTACGGCTCGGTCACCTTCGAGATCTCCTCGGTCCGTGTCCCTGACGAGCGGCCGATCTCCGACGCTCTCTGCTATACGATCGTCGAGGCGACGGAGGTCTTTGGCTGATGGCGAGCAAGCACAACCTCCGACAGAAGGACGTATCCGATGCGATGAAGGAGAACATGACGCACCTCCTGAATCGCGTCGTGACGTTCTATCAGGGCGAGCTGAAGAAGAAGCTGAATAGATCTGCATCTCCTCCGGTGTCGTCTCCTGGCAATCCGCCGCACAAGCGTACCGGAACACTCGGCCGATCATTCGTCACGACGGCGGCAACGAGGGTCGGTCCGATTTACCGACTGTCGCTTGGAACAAATGTGCCGTATGCTAACTGGCTTGAATATGGCGCAGATCTTCCAGGCGGTCAGCCGTATTTCGTTCTGTTCGGCGTTCCTCGTTTCGTATCTCGCAACCATCGACTCGCCGACAAGCTCCCGAAAACCAAGGCTAGCAAGCTGGCCGCTCGCCCGTTCTTTGTTCCGACGTTCCTGGACAAAGAGTTGAGAGGACGGGTCGACCGAGAAATTGCAAAGGTCGAGAACCGAGTTCGGAAAAGCCTCGCGAACAAGATCAAGGGGATCGCATGAGCAACTACCTGATGCGAGGCTTCTACTCTCGGCTCAACGCTGACACTGGCAGCAGCACGAACCCGGTCCGGACGGCGGTCACGGATCGGATCTACGCAGTCGAGGCTCCAGCGTCGAGCACGCTGCCGCTCGTCGTCTACTCGATGGATTCGATCGATACCGAGCGGTTCTTCTCTGGCATCGTCCGATCGACGGCGATCTTCACGGTCACGAGCTTCTCCAAGGTCGAGGCCGGACCAGACGCGGCGACGGATCTCGATCGGAAGGTCTTCGACCTGATGGATCAGCAGTCGGTGACGGTCACCGGGCACGATCGAGGATACATTCGCGGCGTGACTCGCGGGACGCCGATCGCCGAGGGCGAATACTTCCGCGTCGATTCGACTTTCCAACTAGTCGCGACGACTACTTCTTGACGAGGACACACGATGGGCACGACTGTAGCCATCGGCTCTGACGGTTCCGCCGATCTCGGCACGGGATACGTTGCGAGCCTCAACACTTGGTCGGCGACGATCACGCGAGCGACGTCGGTCGTGACCGGCTTCGGTGACACTGGTCACCGTCGCGTCGCTTCTGCGGTGCTGGACATCACCGGATCTGCCGGCGGTGTGCCGAAGTACAACGCCACCGGATCGTCTCCGCTCGGGATCACGTCGAGTGCGGCTGGCGGAGACATCACGCTCTTCGTCAACGGAAGCGCGGCCAGCACCGACGAGTGCTCTTTCAAGTTCCCGGCGGTGTTTAGTTCGGTCGCTCTCGGCTCGACGCAGGACGGCGACGCGACGGTCACTTTCAACTTCGAGATCGCGGCCGCTGCCGATGCCGATCTCGAGTTCTCCTGGTACGAGGTCTGATCGATGGCGAGCTACGCAGTAGGATCCGACGGCTCCGTCACGTTCCCGACCGGCTTCAACGCCGTGCTGAACACTTGGTCGGCGACGATGACTCGTGCGACTCACGTCCTCACCGGCTACGGTGCGACGGTTCACAATCGCCGCGCGTCGGCCGTGATTGACATCACCGGCTCGGCTGGCGGCATCCCGAAGTACTGGGACGGCCAGTCAACCGGGGCGGATAACTCGTTCTCGCCGATCGCCCACACTGACGGCTCTGGCAACTTCGCCGACGCCGGCGATCTCGGCGACCGTGCCGGCGGGAATATCACGCTCAGGATCGCGGCGGCGATCGGAAGCGGCAGCGATTGCGAACTGACTTTCGGTGCGGTCTTCTCGTCATACGCTTTGACGGCGACGAATGACGGCGACTCGGCAATCACGTTCAACTTCGAGATGAACGACAGCGACGGACCGACCGCGACTTGGGACGAAACAGCGTGAGCGTCGGGCGATCTGCTCTGGTCAATCAAGGGATCATCCAGCCGGGCGGCCGTGATTGGCGCGTCCGGCTGGTCTTCGTCGATGGCACCGAGCGTGTCGTCCGCGTCTCGCCCGGCCGCCTCGACGAGCAGCAGGCGATCGAGCGTGCGAAGAGGCACGCGAAGATCTTCGACGAGACGATCCTCGCGAAGATCGAAGCCCAGCGAGTGGAGAAGTCGGCAACGGTCGCCGGCTTCGGCATCGTTCAAAAGTAAGGAGAGAACATGGAACCGATCGCAGTACCAGTCGACTACGGCACGATCCTCGTGCCTCGATTGAAGGTGCAGCAGATCATCGACCTTGCGGCCCTTCGGCACGAAGCCGAGCGTCGCGAGCTCGTCCAGGATCTAGAAGACGCCGGCGTTCCTTCCGAGGATCGTCTCGAACGCCTGCGTTCGCATCGGAAGGAAGTCGGTCTTTCGAGCGTGATCGTTCGATCGGCGTTCTCAATCGACGGCGCGTATCGCATTATCAAGTACGCGATGGGCGGCGAGTTCCCGTCGGAGCTGGATAGCCTAGATCCGAGCAATCTCTCGAAGCTTGCTCTCGCGTGCATCGGTGTCGATCTCGACGACCTCACGGAAGGTGGGGCCGAGGGAAAGGAACCGACGTCGGTCGAGACTGGATCGCCGAGTCGGCCGTGATCGCTCGGAACCTTCCTGGCGTCGGTGATCCGATGCAGTTGCCGATCGACGAGTTCAACGGGTATTTGCGGTCGATCTTCGACTATCTCAAGCAGCAGGCCGGCGATAGTGGCGGCGGTGCTCACGATCACCGCTCGTACGTCGAGCAGCAGATGAGGCGTCTCCATGGCTGACTTTCAACTCGAGCTCGACGTCTTCGCGA